GCATCTCTGGGGAAGCTGTTAGGGCAGGGTGTTGCGAACGTTGTCGGATTCGGTGAGTATAATGTCATTGCCAACTCTGTTGTTGCGCAGTTGGATGAAGGTGTTCAGATTCCCGCCTTCGGGAATATGTCGAACGCTACCGTTGTTTCGCATCGTTCTTTTGTTCAAGATATTGTCACCCCTGCTACGCCTACGGCGTTTAACGTGACGTCGTTCCGTATTAATCCTGCTAATTCTACACTGTTTCCGTGGCTCTCTACGCTAGCGAATTCGTACGAGCAGTACCAGATTATTGGATGTGTTATGCAGTACAAGTCTCTCAGCTCGGATTCTGCTTCATCGCTTGCGTTGGGCAGTATTACTATGGCTACGAAGTATGAGGCTAACGAACCTGTGTTCGTTAGTAAGGCCGAGATGGAGAACTCGCAGTACTGTGTGTCTGGTCGTCCGTGTTCTGATCTGATTCACGTTCTTGAATGTGATCCGTCTGTGATGAGTGATCCAATCAAGTACAATCTGCAGTCGGGGATTTACCCTGTGGGTAAGGATCCGCGTCTCTACGATGTGGGATCTTTCCAGATTGCTACTAATGGTCTGCCGAGCTCTGCTGGGCAGGTTCTTGGTGAGCTATGGATTACGTACCAGGTTGCTCTGTACCGTCCGATTCTGAATACGCTGGCTGCTACGGATCATTTCACGCTGGCGGCGGGTAGCGTGAGTACGCCGAATGCGTTGTTTACGACCAGTTCGGTTGGTCTTGCTCCTGATGCTGGGTCTACATTGGGCTGTACCGTTGTTGGGTCAAATTTGATTTTCCCGCCTGGGCTTGTGTCGGGCACGTATGTTGTTGACGCGTTGTGGGCGGGTGCCCTGACCGCGATCGCGGTGAATCTTGCGCCGACTCTTACGAACTGTACGACTGGTGGTGTTCACAGCCATCTTGAATGGCCTGGTGCCACGTCTGTGTATCAGACTGGTACATATTACGTTCGTATTACTGGTGCTGGCGCGAAAATGAATTTCGCCACTGGTACGCCTACGTTGCCATCGTCGCTGACTGCTGTCAATCTGACGGTCACCAAAATCCCTGATGTGTTCTACGCGTAAAATAAAACAAAAAAATTATGTGTAATCTGACTGGTCAGTAAAACGTCTCATGAGGTACTTAAGTGGCCCCCCCAAAACGATGTAGTTTTGACTGTGAAAACACTTAAGGTCCAAGGCCTATTATTACCCTTGGACCTCGTGAGATGAGTCAAAACCCAACGTGGCCTTGGCCTAGCGGTGGGTTGCTTGACGAAGGTTCACGCATTTTTTATGTTGTTTCGTTTTGGTTTTGTAGCTTTGGCGCGCGTGTGCCACGGTGCGCTCCACGGACTTGGTCGTTACGTCATGTGGCGCTTGTGCCACGGACTGTTCATTTGGATGGCGGGTGCTCGTGGTCAACCAGCTGCGCGTCGTTCGCGAGGGTTTGTGTTTACGTGTAACAACCCGACTACGGAGAAGGAGGAGCTTGTTCGCGGATTGGTTAGCAGGTGGTTGTTGTACGGCCGGGAGGTCGGGGAGAGCGGTACGCCACATTTGCAGGGGGTTATTTGGTTCGCTAATCAGCGAACTTTGAAGTCGTTAATCAAGAAGTTACCTGGGTTTCATTTGGAGGCTGCTAAGGGTACTCCGGAGGAGTGTGAGGAGTATTGTTCTAAGGATGGAGACGTATGGAGCAGTGGCGAGAGACCTCTCGGAGACAAGGAGAAGGGAGGTCTTGGGGGAGACGCTCAGTCGGACCGATGGGACCTCGCCCGTGCGCAAGCCGCGGCTGGCACGTTCGACATTATTGACTCGGAGCTTTATATTAAGTATCAATCGGCCTTCCACCGTATTCGGTCGCTTGCGCTTGAAACTGCGCCTTTGGTTGCAACGGATGTCTTAAACAATTTTTGGTTTTATGGTAAGTCAGGTACTGGTAAGAGCCGGGAAGCGCGGCGTCGTTTTCCGGATGCTTATCTGAAGGCCAAGAATAAGTGGTGGAGTGGTTATCAGTTTCAGGATGTGGCTATTGTAGACGACGTTGACCCGCAGCATTCTGTGTGGATGGGTGCTTTTTTGAAGGAGTGGAGTGATCATTATCCTTTTCAAGCTGAAATCAAGGGCGGATCGTTTGTGATTCGACCGAAGACAATCGTGATTACGTCGCAGTACAAGATTGAGGATATATTTACGGATCCTGAGACGGTCGCCGCTTTGCAGCGGCGTTTTCAGGTCACTCGGTTCGGTGGCCTGTAATGGAATACAGTATGATTGATTGGTACGATGATTATGCGTGGACGACTGTCGTGGAGTCGTCGTCGGAGTATCCTGTCGAGCCTGTGTTGTTTAATCGAATGCCGGCTGAGCTGCGAGCCGGCGTACTGTCGTATTTGACGTGGGTGGAGGAGATGCAAGTATTCTACGACTATCCGATCTTAAAACACCCCTTCAATGAACTTCAAGCTTTGTACCCTGTCAAAAAACAGTCCTGGTGTATGTTTAATACAAGTCCGTAGGGTTCCTAGGGGGGTCCCATATTGGTCCGCGGGGTTGTCGTATTGATATCAATACGCCGTGGTTGGTACTGGAAAGTATAATTGACCCAATGGTGTCTTCGTCTAACGATCTCACCTACATGCAATGGTTTCACCATCTGAATTGGTTGGAGACACAGGGACTGAACCCTGATGATCTTCTCTATATTTGGCGGGTGGCACTTGATCGCGTGAATGCTCTGCCAGATCCAACTGGTGCTACTATGCGCAGTGTTGGTCTCGGATCTTTGCACTCCGTGTTGCTTGTTCAAGACCTCCTTGGAGGCGCCGATGGGATGCTTTTGCAGCCCCGTCGTCTTGAATTCGAAGAATTCGTTCTTAATCCTTACGATCATTATTATGATCGCACGGTGTGGGAAGAGTTTGATGAATCAGTTGTGGTAGCCAACCCTATGTTCGCTCCGGCGGCGTAGGATGTATATAGAGCATAGCTCGGGCTTCGGCCTTAATTGAATCAAAACGATATTAATGATTTTGTTCGAATTGCAGTTCGTGTTCCTGTTATGTGGTGCCTGGATAATGAGCTACTATGTAGCGGATTGGCTGTTTGACATCATTTCAAGACCTCTACAAATAAAGTATTGAATCTAGAATTTAAGGGCAGGAAACCTTATTGTAGAATAAGTGTTGAGTCGTCCTCTGAAAGCTTTTTAGGGACGCTAGGGCGAAGCCCGTAGCGCTTCAGGGGTGCCTCAGTCACACTATGTCGCGGAGCGAAGAGCCCTTAGGGCTTTTGAGTCCGTGCCGCAAGCTTTTTAGGGACGCTAGGGCGAAGCCCGTAGCGCTTCAGGGGTGCTTCAGTCACACTATGTCGCGGAGCGAAGAGCCCTTAGGGCTTTTTAGGGTGCTTTTGTTTGGGGCAACCTCTCGTATCATTTCGGGCCATTTGTATTAGCGATGGGTGAGGTGCGCATGAGTGCGGATGAATTGGCGGCGAAGTTGAAGGACGCGTGGAACGCGGGCTATGAGTCTGGGATGAAGAGGCAGAGGGATCTCGCCCAGCAAGGTGTTGTGGCTCGAGCCCGGCAGCGGGCGATTGAGTTGGCTGCGAAATTGAAGGACGCGTGGCAAGCTGGCTATAAGTCTGGGTTGAAGCGCGCTAAAGATCATGGTGGGGTCGGGCAGAAGAGGCTGGCTCCGGCCGATGATCAAGAGTGGCCGGCGCGAGTACGACAGCGGCGGTAGTGTCCGTGAATACAATCATTTGTGTATTTGTGTGGTTGAAGATGAGTGGGCGTAAGAAGTTTTCGAAGCGTCGTGCTAGGCCTATGGGGTCTATGCCTGTGGGGTCTATCCGTGGCCGGGGCGGCTACTGGACGGATGCCGGTGCATCCGCGTCGAAATATGCGAAGAAGGCTCTTGGCGCTGTTAAGAGTCTTACGCCGGTTGGCACGTTTTCTCGGATTGGAGAGGCCGGAGGGGGTGCCATGGGCGGACCTTGGGGTGCATCTCTGGGGAAGCTGTTAGGGCAGGGTGTTGCGAACGTTGTCGGATTCGGTG